ATGCATTTTGACACACCCTCTTCTTATATACTCATCTACAATCCTACTAACACTTCAATCAATCTTATATCGGTCATAGGATTAAGGATTTCAAGAAACAATAGAGTATTCAAAAATTATTCACAGATATTCCTTGTCTTCTATATCCTTCCTGATACTAAACTAACGATAGCCTAAATAACCTGAAGGATAATTCTACCAACTTGACTGGATCCATACGAAAGTCCTGCTCCGTCATTCTTTTCGTGAATTACACTAATCTGATAAGTAGGGTTCTTACTTATATTAGAAGGGAATTTTTCGTTAGAAGTCGGCCCCATTCTACTTGCCATATCATCCCATTCTTCACTGAATTGAAAATCGTCAAGACCATAAAGTGCAACACATATTTTCTTAAACATGTCTTTAAGCTTAAACTCTATAGAATCCTCGTCACCAGATTCTTTATCCAATAAGCTGTTTGCCCAAGCTGGTACAATAACTATATTCCAAAAATTTGTGAAGTATCTTGGATCATAAGCCTTTCCCCAAAGATGCGAGATAATATAATTTTGAAATATACATTTCCTACCAGAAGAAATTGTATACCCAGTTTTTTCTTTAATTATATCACGAACCTGTTTATTACCATCCCCATCTAACTTGATAGGTATATTGCAGCCGTTAATCTGATATATATCAAGGTTGCCAATTTTAGTGTTTACTCCTACCCCTGGATTTCCACTTTGCGTTTTAGTTGTTTTTCTTGCAGGAATTGGTTGTTTTCCAAGTTTATCAAAAATATCCTTGCGTTGATCATCAACTATTTTTTTGTCAAAGAAAAAAGAATTTTCAATAACTACTTTTATAAATGTTTCTTCTCCTAAAATATCAATTAATACTCTAACACAATCTATCTTATCCAAGGAACCTTTAGAGAAAGACTCCCTAACATCATCCAGTATTGAGGAAGTAGGGTTATTAGGATTCTTCTTAGAGAGGTAAGTTCTATCCTGCACATTATTTCTCATTGATCGTAAGAATACTCTAAGCTTCTTTAATGCAGAACGTTGGTCATTTAGCGCCTTTAGTAAAGGAGTCCCAAGATTGTTAATTCTTTCTATAATGTTATTGATTACAGTGACAGCGTAAAGCATATCCCCCACCTGATAAAACTGTTCAATAACATCCATATAGTTATATACATTATCTGTAGAGACTAAACTCAAATCATTATTATAACTTACACCAAGGTATGAAATATAACTATTTGCAGACTTTGGTGTTAACTTACCATTTCCTTTTAACCATTCCTTAAAATCGGTAATCACTTTAGAACTTGTTTTTGCCATATTCTTTAAAATTTAGGTTTCAAGTGCAAATATAATGACAATATTATATATAAAGAATAATTTCTTAACAATTTCACTCACAAACGACAATTATATAGAAGATTATTTTATTTTTAGTTGCTGTCACTTTTAACACTTCACACAACCAACAGATTATAAATCACTTATAGCACGTTGAAGTATGACGGCAGTGACAGCAACTTTAAAAGTTTATTCGGATAACAACTAACAGTTTAAGATGGGAGAAGCAGATAGACCGGTGCTACTACGTACTGCGACCAAATACTCTGTCCCATGCGAAGAACGTTTACTGTGGAGGTTCGGGATATTGGCAAGGACACGACCGAAATGGGAAAGACTTGTCAGGTTCAGTTGACTGCCATACCGCTGACGAAGTAGGCTGAAGATAGAGGCGGCAGTCATGTATGCACCCTTGGTCAAGTCCTTTGGGATAGAGAAACAATCCAAAAAGAGGGCTTCGGCAGGAGTGCGTTGCTGATAATGCTGGTTATTCTCCATAATCTCTTGGGTGTCAGCCTCATCAAACCAATATCGTCTACCGCTATCTAATTCAGCAACAGCCTGCGCATAAAGCTGTTCATAGTCTATGCGGTCGGGCAGACGGATGGGACCTGTCAGCGTGACTGCTATAAAACGACGGCAACCACTGGGGTCGCTAAAGACATCCGAGACGTTTGCCGTAGCAATGAAAGAGGCAACACGTGGCAACGTAAGCTGCTGCTGACGATAAGGCTGACGGAGTTTGATACTTGCAAGCTGCATGACATTCTTCAAAAAACCGTCTTGCGTCTTTGCCGACAAGGCATTGAACTCATCAATATTGATAAGCAGCGACTGTGTCATTGCCCGCAGCGTATTCTGCTTCTCACTTAAGGGGGGTAAAATGAAATGTGTAAATACAATAGTTGGGTTGACGTGATTATGTTGTTTGTATATCAGAGAGTTACCGAATATTAGAGGATGAACGGAGCGTAAAACGAAATGTTACAAGTGTGTTACATTTACGTTACATTCGACGAGCGTTTGAACGGTGTTTGAGAGAATAATGTTACATAGGAGGGTAAATGGGGCGATTTGGGACGTTTTAAGCCTGAGGGTGGATACTTAATAGTGTAAGGAGTATTGACGACGACAAAGGCGAAGGGAATAGTTGTGACAGGGTTGTTTTATGTATAAATTGATGAGGTTGGCTATTTACAGCTTACCTTTTATTTTACGCATTTAGTAAAATATTATATACTTAAAATATCGTATATAGTAACTATTTTGTATATTTACAAGTAAAAAGAGATAACTATGACAAAGGTAATACACGTACTATTGATGAAAGGGAGGAAGAATTATTACTTTGGTTCAATTCCTGCGATTTACAACGTTTTGACGGCTGAGGAGATAGGTATTAAGCAAAGTTCGCTGGAGCGTATAGGATTGAGTAAGGGAGGGGTTGTCCTGAACAAAAAGGCTTGTATTAGGGCTGGTGAGCTTATACGCTCAAAGGTGACAAAATAAGGGTATATTAAGCAGCTAAAACGCTGATTGAACGATAGTTGAACGGCTTTCAATACTTTTTCAAACGGTTGAAAGCCGTTTTCTTTATTTTATGGGGTTGTAAAGGTGTGTTTTTAAGGTAAAAAATGTTTTTGGAGTGACATTAGGGGTGACGATTGGAGTGACAGTGTAAAACGAAATGTGTAAAGAGGGGTGACATTAGGGGTGACACTTTTTATATGTTTTTGACCACATTCACCCCCCTAATAAAGACGAAAAAAAGCGGATAGACCCTATTTTTAATAATTTACCCCCCCATTTATTCCGTATAAGGAGGGGTATAGTACAATGAGATAAAATTAAAAACTTCCTGAAATACCTGATTTATTGGGGATTTTGCTTATATTTGTGGTGTAAAATCATTAAAAAGTGTGCGTGCGGCGCTTCCACACAACAAACTATTGCTCGTTGATAGCTTCTTCTATCTGTTCGTTGAGTCTCTGGATGGCAATGAAGTTTACAATATAGTAGATGATAGACATTATGATTAGCACAAGAGCAAGAACATCGATTTTATATGTAAAAGCTTTTATGTTGATAGTTTCTTTATATAAATAGATTATATAAAATAATGAGGTTAACAAGAAATGATAGATGAAAAAGTTTCTTACCTGCTTCATATTCTTTCTAATACGGTTACGTATGGTCTTATTTCTTACACCAGAAGTGTTAGAAGTGACAGATAGACTCATACCAATGGAGAACATGATACCAGCTACAGTGTACAATGTGTTAAGAGTAGTATTGTTAACGGTGAAAACTGGTACGAAATAAGAAATCGCACCAGCTAAAATGATTGCCAATATACTACTCCAAAATATTTTCATTTTTGTTTTTTGAGTTTATTGATTACTTTTTCCATCTGTCCGTATAACTGCGGCTCACTTAAAAGACCTGTTCCTGTGGTTTCTATCTCAAATATCTCAACGTATTCTACGTCTCCGAGTTTTACTTGTCCTTCCTTAGTGTTAAGAGAAACGGTGCTGGTGTCCACAATGTTGTTGATGATATTACCAATCTGGGTCTCGTAGTCTTCCTTCGTTTCCGGACTCTTTGCAAATTTAAGCAAAATATCTATAGTAATAGCATCATTGTTGATAATATCATCTATATCTTTCACATCATTAAACAGTTCAGAACTTAGAAGTTGTTTTTTTATGTTTCGGAATTTTTTGATAATAGTGCTTTCCTGATCATTTACCTTCTTTTGTGGTCGTGGAGCTTGAAACTGAATCCCCTTTACCTTATTATAATTTAGAATCTCCTGTTTCTTAATAATAGGTAATATACAATATGGCTCATCTGCTATTTCATTCTGCAGTAGCCAATTAAGGTATGTTTGAAATGATGTAATCTTTTGAGAGCCTCTAAGGTTCGTTACAAGATAATCTTCAGAGATAGCAAAGTAGTATAGGTATTTTACGAGTAAGTTCTTACCGTTTGCCATCTGTAAATCTGCAATAACAATATTTGGCTTGTTGAGCATATCATCCGTCATGTTTGGAGTGTTTTCTGCAATGGTTGTACGCACTACCGCTCCTATAAGCACACCATTAGGAGTAGTGTGAAAATGTGCAATGTAGTCGGTCTCTTCCAGGGGATCTCCCTCGTTGATTAACATGCCACGGTCTTTTATAAGAGTGTTTTGCAGTTTTTCAGCAAGCTTTTGCTGCGCATCACTATGGCTACGTTTAATGTCAGGATTATCAAATTTAAAGGCTCTGAGTTTAACGGTCTTTGTCATTTTTAAGGTGTTTTATTGTTGTTTATATTGTTCTTAATATCGGTTACTATAGATAAGAATAAGCTGGTTTGGTAAGCTCAGTAAGAGAAAATACAACAATGCTTTTGCTTCTTTTGTGTATTATTCAACATCAGAAATGCTTATAACTGTGCCCAGGCTGTCAAGTGTAAAGATTTGGTTGTAGATCTGTGTTGCACCATATTGATTCTTTGCACGGTACTTATGACGTACTATGAACCATTTGGTGTGTGGGTTCTGTGATACAGGACTCCATTCAACACCATCATAGCTTTCAGGATCATTCAGATTCTTTTTTAAGAACTGTTTTACCTGGCGTACTGAAGCATCTAATACATCATTGTGAACAACGGCTACAGGTTCTTTCTTCTCTTGTGGCTCTGGTGAGTCGCTAAATGCACCTGCAATTAATACTGATACTACGATTAAGCCAATAACCGCTAATATAGTAAGATTAAGCCTTGCCTTTTTCTTTTCTTGTGGAGTCCTCTCACTCCATTCCTTTTTCTCTTTCATATAATATAAACTTAAGTTATTAGACGTATTATAATTGAATATAGTTATGCGTCAATCTCCCAATCTTTGTAGCCCTTTGCTCGCAGCTCTTCAAGGCGTTTTGTATAGGCTACGATATCATGTACCAGTGGAACCATTCTATACCTATCGTATAGCTGCTGTTTCTCGTCATCTGTCAGTATAACAGGCTTGTCAGGATGTAGCTTGTTCCAATAGTTCTCAATAAAGAACACTGCATTACGTCGTGCTCTGGTATATTCTTTCAAGAACTCTTCAAGTTCGGTCTTCTCTGGGTCTATCATAATATATATGTCAATCAGATGATACAATTAATGCGTACGGATGCCTTGACGAGGGCAAGGGCAGTAATACGGCGAAAGTCGATATCCCTTGCAGCATAAGCAGGATTCTCCGAGTCGAGCGTTACGAATGGTTCGCCCTTATCGGACTTGCGGATGTATTTCACCACAATATAGTCTTCTCCATCAATATCATAAGAAAGCAGGTACATTTCTCCATAGAGTAGATTGTTCATATCGGTTGACTGCTGCTTATATAAGATAATGTCACCCGACTTGAGGAGCGGATACATAGAGTCGCCCACTATGCGGATTGCCCCATCACACTTGGGTAAATTAGGAATCTTAATAATATCAATGATATTCTGCTTGTTGTTGTCAAAGAGAGCCTTCAGTCCTGCAGTAGCTTCAAAGTCATAGAGATATACTACTTGCGTATCTTCTTTTTTCTCTATGCTGCGAGGTTGGTGTATAGGCTTCACCTTTACTTGTGATTCTTCTGTTGTGGGTTTAAGCATGGGACCTTTGCCTGTGAGGAGCCACTCTGGCGAAATGTTTACGCATTTTGCATAAACAATATCAATATCAAAGGTATTCCGGCTAATCCATGTATTAACAGCCTGTGGAGATACGCCTATCATACGAGCAAATTCTGACTTATTTCCGTCAGAATAGTGTTCTATAAGCTTTAAAAGTCTATCCTTTTTCTCCATAATTAAACATTTTGCATAAAATAATTGCCTAAATATTTGTTTGTTTATGCAAAGTGTTTATCTTTGCAGCGTGTTAAGTTTTTAACAGCGCGCCAAAAATACGAAAAAAAGGCGAGATTAGCAAATGTAGAACAAATTAAAATAGCGGATTATGGCAACAAAAAAGTTTCAGACGTTTACACGTCCACTTGGAAGTTCGGACGAAGCTGAGGGTAAAATCGTTTTAGAGGATTTTGACGTAGAGTCATTGAGGAAATCAATGAAAGACGTTATCAGACATGCTGAAAAAGCTCTGAAAGAAATGGATACAGAGATTCCCTCAACAACAAAGGTATGTATTTGCTATGAAGGTATATCGGATGCGTTAGAGAACTTCGAAAGTTCTTTCTTCAGACACAACTTCAGCCCTGTAGAATGACACTTTGACAGGGGAGTTTGGATATTGATAGTCAGACATGATATAATCCAATGCTTGCCTGAACAGCAGTATGTCAGAAACATAAGCCGTGTGATTGATTTGCAGTTCTCTTTTGAGCACGTCTCCTTTCCGTGCAGATTTTGACTCAGAAGTACTGAACTGTCCCAGATATGGGGTGTTGAAAGCTCTTATCAGATATTTAAATCGGTTATAGGTATCAATGCACAAGCGATGGTCAAGTGCTTCGACAATGATAGAATAGTGTGCCTTGTAGCGGATATTATGTTCTAATTGCATAGTGTGAAAGTTTTAACAGGTCGTAAAGTTAGTAAATATAATCAAGAAAAACAAGTAATAACAGATAATTATGGAATTCAAAAGAGTAATTGAAGTAACGAAAGAGACGCGGGATTTCCTGCAGCAGGCTTTCGACGTAACAGGAACTATGGTATGGTATGCGCTGAACTTTGACGAGAAGCGTGGTCAGAGTGATTTAGCAAAGCGCATCAGGAACCTTGCGCTGCAGAAAGGTGGTGTAGTGTTTAATATTGGTCCTGAGATTGAAACTATACATTCTGCAGATGGATGTATGCGTCAGTATTTTCCACACGATGTTTTACTGGAGGCTGACACACGCTGCACTGGATTGGTGGCTGTATATAAGAAAGGTGAGCTTCAGCGTAGTTGGGATAACCCAGGTGTGAGTGAGCTTGACGGAATACAGAGTTGGGCGATGAGCCTATAACATTGAAATGGAATGGAGTATTTCAATCGGATATTGTGCGTAACCTACGCGGAACTGACTGGAGGTAGTGATGCAGTTATTAAAGCTGCTACATTACGTCAGAACATGAGCCGTGGAAATATCGTCAGCGTACACCGTGGAGGTGGCGAAGGCGGTCAGGCACTCTACGCATGGAGTTCCATTCCTCAGAAATACAAGGCTCGGTATATGGAACGATACGGTGACCCAGAGCAACGAATGAAGGAAGCAATGATGCGTGACCGCATACGGCTTGACAGCGAGGCACGTGAGTTCTTTGAAAACTTCACCTATGAGAAGAACGGCAAGCAGGAACATCTTACAGAGAAGCTCATTGAAGAGTACACCATTAATGCGAGTGTTCTGAAAGAGCTGTTGAAGATGATGGCACAGCGTAGAGCTATTCGTCAGAGTTTGAACGGCAGCACTACAGGAGCTTGGGAGGTAATCTATCAGAGTTCTGAAACTATGCGCAAAGAGTATCAGCACACCCTTCCACAAAATGAAGCACGACTGAAAGCAAAGATTAAGGCTTTCAAGGCAGATGGCTACAAGAGCCTTATCAGCGGTAAGGTTGGAAATAAGAACACACAGAAGATAACAGACGAGTTCGGACAGCTACTCATCGCACTGAAACGTTGCAGGGTTCCAGTCTACACCGATGCGCAGCTCTTTGAAGAGGCAAACCGCCAGGCAGAAGCAAACGGTTGGAAGCCACTGAAGAGCCTTAGCGGTATGAAGCGTTGGCTAAACAGCGCTGCGATAATGCCACTATGGTACGATGCTGTACATGGTGAGCAGGCTGCACGACAGAAGTTCGGACGCAAGCATCGCACGGCACTGCCAACGAAGCGTGATGCGCTGTGGTATGGTGACGGAACGAAACTGAACCTATATTATAAGGACGATACTGGCAAGGTACGTACCACGCAGGTCTATGTGGTCATTGATGCGATGAGTGAGGTGATGCTTGGCTGGCACATCAGCGACAGCGAGGACTACGAGGCGCAATATCTCGCTTACCGTATGGCAATTCAGACAAGCAAGCACAAGCCTTACGAGATTGTTCATGACAACCAGGGCGGACATAAGAAACTGGATGCCGACGGACTGTTTAAGAAGCTTTGCCACGTGCACCGCACCACGCAGCCTTATAACGGCGAATCAAAGACCATTGAGGCGGTGTTCGGTCGGTTCCAACAACAGGTGCTGCATAAGGATTGGCGTTTCACAGGTCAGAACATTACGGCAAAGAAGATGTCGAGCCGTCCGAACCTTGAATTTATTGAGGAAAACAAGGACTCACTCTATACGCTTGAGGAACTGAAAGATACTTACGCAAAGGCTACTAAGGAGTGGAACGAAATGGCGCACCCCGCATACGGCAAGAGTAGACAGGAAGCCTACGACAGCAGCGTGAATGAGGAAACACAGCAGGTTACGGCACACGATATGGTGGATATGTTCTGGGTAACGGCTAAGCGTATGAGTACCTTCACCGATCAAGGTATCAGTGTTACTATTAAGAAAGAGAAGCGACAATATGAAGTGATGAGCGAACCTGGTATGCCAGACCACGAGTGGCGCAGGCAGCACACTTACGAGCGGTTCGTTGTTAAGTATGATCCTTACGACTTCGGAAGCATTCGCCTCTATAAGAAGGAAGCTGACGGCAGTCTGAGGTTTGAACGAGTAGCAGAGCCTTACGTTGTGATACATCGTGCGATACAAGAGCAGACAGAAGGCGAGGCTGCATTCATCAGACAGGAACAGGCAGCAAATACCACTGACCGCATTGAGCGAACAGTTGCTGGACGTGAGATTGAAAAGGCTCACGGCGTAATGCCAGAGCAGCACGGCTTACGCAGTCCAAAGCCTAAGGGAATGACAGCAGCCGAGCGCAGACAGATTGAACGTCGTACAGGCATCTATAGCAAAGAGCCTGAAGAGTATAAGATAGGACGGAAGACGAAGCAGGTAAGCCTTGAGGACTGGGCAGAGGTTGAGACGGCTGTGGTTGACATGGCAGCAACGGCAGGAAAACTATAA